TTGCGTTATATCAAATTCTAAAGCTGGTGTATATTGATAGCTTCCAATAGAATATATTTTACTTGGTATAGATTGATTAGGAATGATTCTAAAAACTTTAAAATCAATAGCACTAAAAGTTAAAACAAAATTTGATTGAATATAAATAGTATATGCTGAATCTTTTTGAATTTCGCTCAAAAGAACTCCAGTAGAATTTTTTCCACCACCGAGATTTCCACTTGTAATATCCCCACTATTTGCAACTTCTACACCATCTCTTCTGATTGATACTCTATATAAATTCGTACTTGATGTAGTTGTTTCCACGAGAAATCCAGCAATCCCATTAGGATTATTTATATCATTTGGTTCTGGTACATAAGAAAAGGATAAAGCATTATTAAGCATTGTTGAATTAGTTCCAGAATCTGAACCATTAGGAAAACCAGTTAAAAATTTTTCGTTTAAATTACTTTTATTTTGTACATCTCCTTTCTTTCTATGTAACCACATAAACAAACCATAATAAGATTGGTTAGTATTATTAAAAAAGTCATTAGAAAAAGAAATAGATGGGTATTTAGTTTCTATTGCTTGAATTATAGAATGCAATCGTATTGCATATTTTAAATCTGTATATAAAACACCGTGTACATTTCCGTTATTAAAACCTATATTCCCAGCTTCATTATTACTTGAAGCAGTATCAAAAGTTAATCTTTGAGTATGTGTAATTAATGGAACAATGATATCGTTCGTTGTTGGGTCAGCTTGTAAAGATGCTTTTACATTTACTGCATCATAAGTTTTATTTAGATTTGTTAAACTTGTTAAACCAGATAACTTATCATCTCCTAAAGTATCTTTTAAGGTAACCGTATTTCCAAAGAATGTAATCTTATATGTATGTGGTTTATTGTTCTTTAAATCAACTCCCTCTAACTTAATTAAGCCATCAGTAAATGGTAAGTTGTTTAATTCTATGTTTGATGCTTTTCTTATTCTTGCATCAAAGCCTCCAACAATATCAAAATTATAATAGTGTTTAAAAATCTTATTATTTATTTTAGATGCTGGTAAACTGAAAGTCTTTGAAAATGAAGTAAATATTTTATCAATGTCTTTTACATTTTTTATTGATTGCGTTATAGTAACGCTTTCATCTTTAAACATATCAACTCTTTGACCTTGTATGTATAGTTCAATTGTTTGCATTTATCTTATGTTCTGGATTATATCAAATGCGTATTCTAAATCTATTTTATAATCTACTAACCTATCGTTAACACTTGTTTTAAATGTTAAACTATTTGTTGTTACATTCATTGGTGTAATAACACTATCTATTTCCATCCAAACCATTTCCGATAGTAATACTTGTTGCATAACCTCATTGTAACTTTCATCAACGTAACCAGTATTTAAAGTAATTTTTTTAATTCCTTCAACATTAAAGTTTTGTTTCTGATGTTTTAATAAACTAAATGTTCCATTTACAATTGTATTTGATTTGTATTTTTCAGAAGTTACGTTTAAAGATTCTATTGATTTCTTAAAAAACCAAACATCTTGAATAGCACCAAATTTATTTACAAAACTTATTTTAGCTGGTTTAAATTTACACTCACTAATTGTTTTTATTGTTACAGTTTCAAGTCCATCACTAGCTTCAATTGTAATTTTATCAACTCCGTTTAAATCTACTGTATTGTCAAATTTTTGAATACAAGAACTATCTTCATAAATACCATCGTCAGATAATACTCTATCTTTAAAGCTATCATTGTTTGTGCCTATTAATAAAAAAGCAGATGTTGCTGATGATGTAATAGCTTCCGTTTTAACTACTGTGTCATTAAGTAAATAATTAACTCTTGTTGTTGCATTTCTATTTATAGGAATCCTTACATCTGAATCTACTAATCTATAAACAATGTTATTTGATTGCATTAAACCTTTATTAACTGTAAAATAAGAATCAGCTTCAAAATACCCATAACCATCTGAAAGGAAAGTTAAAGGTCCAGTATTTGAAAATAATTCAGTACCAGTTCCATTCAATCCAGAATAAGTTTTATAAGTTAAAATTACAGCAGCACTCCAACTACTTGGTGTTGAAAAATCAATATTTATATAATCTCTTACTAATTCTGCATATTCAAAAAGAACTTTATCATTTGCATCAAAGTTTTTTATTAATGTATATTCATTAACTCCATTGATATTAATAATTAATTTCATTGATAAAGCAGTCGCATCAAAATAGAAAAAATATCTTGGGCTTCTAGCAAACGCTATTGTTGACATATTATTTTTGTTTTATTATTTTTTCAAATTGTCTTTTATTGTAAAATCTATAAACCTTTCTAAATCCAAACCAAAAGATAAAATCAATTCTTCAGGTAAATCTTTAAACGCTTTCTGAAATGGCGTTGTAAAAAACATACTTGGTTTAATTCCTTTTTTAAATATACTATTTGCAACCGCAAACATTAAACCCTTTCTACTTACAAACCTACCCTTTGCATCTCTAGTTCCTTTTAATCCTTTCCTAACAACCCAATTACTAAATGCACTTGCAGGAGGTCTTTTATTTGTATATTTAAAAGGCGTATTATATTTCTTTTCCGTACCACTTACTCCCTTGTCTTGAAACACCCCATAATCTTCCATTAGAATACTCAAAGAGAAACTATTTTTAGAAACGTTTAAATCATATCCTAAACTATTATAAAGTTCTTTAGAAACGTTCTTACCACTTTTACTTAAGTTGCTCCTACTTTGTTGTATCACATACTTTGCAAACTTATTTAAAGCATCCCTAGTTTCTTCTAACTGCATATATCAATATCATTTTGAATAAAGACATCAAACGTACACGCCCAACCTGCTAATCTGTTTTCAAACCTTTCGTAAAATGGCTCACAATTAGGAGTGCCATCTAACTGATATAAATCTGTATGTAGGTTTCCTTTTCGTAATAACATTGTAAGTCTATTTAAAACTGCTAACTGTGTATTCAATACATCTTGCTCATTATTGTTTCCTCTGAAAATATCAGTAGTTGGCTCTTTGCTTTCATCAACAATATCCATTGACATTACTGTAATATTAAAACCTAAATACTGCTCTTCAGCAGTTACGTTGTTTACAATAATATGCGACAAAGGAAATATAGTCTGTTTAGATAAATCTATTTCTGTAATATCGCCAGTTGTAACTGTGTTTACATTTACATCATTAAGTAACTGTTCTTTGATAGTTTCTGTAAGTTGGTAAAATCCTCTAATTCCTTGCATTGAATTTATTTTTTATTTAAAACATCATTTCTGATGAAACTTGTTTTTAATTTGTGATGCCTCTATTTCGTTCTTCTCTTTTTCAAATGTTAGAAACAAAAGACATTCGTGCATTTTTAATTTAGTGATATCTTCAAATCTCCTAATATCTTGTTGAGCGAGTGCGTAAACGCTAGAATACCATCCCCACTTGTTTCCGAATTGAGAAACTCTAGTAAGTTCTTGTCTTCCACTTCCGTTAAAGAGTTCATCGTAACTTGACACAATTCGCTCCCTAAATGATAAAAAAAAAGTATAGAACCTAAAACTGCGTCTAGTGGCATATCTTTTAAATGGTCTGCATCTCCACCCTCATATTCTTTTATATGATACCTACTTCCTTTTCTTAATTCAATTGGTCTGTATAAAACTGCCATTGCTTTTTCTATATTTTCCCAATCCCCTATGTAAGTATCTAAATCTATATATTCGCCAAAAGACATTTCGTCAAGATTATTTATAAACCCATACTCTGTATTCCCTAGTTTAAACGTATGTAATAAACTTGGCTTTGATTCAAACATCTGTGAAATAATACCTACAATATCTTGCACGTCTTTAGCTTTTAACAACCTAATATGTTCTGGCTTTAAACCGCAGAAGATTTCAATCATCTTGTAAGATAACTCTGTTTCTGTAAGTTCGCCCAGCTTTAAATACTTTTGGTATTGTCCAAGAGTAATTTCATTTAAACTGTTAGGTACAATTAATTCTATTTTCATATTTATATATAGTTATTTTTAATTTATTTTATTACTGAACTGTGTATCTTCCAAAATTAGGTTTGCTTAATACGGAATAAGTTGCATACCTTACCGCATCAATTGTATGATTATGTTTATCAATTGGTTTGTTTATTGTTTTGCCAGTTCTATCTTCTTGCCATTTGTAGTTTCTAAATTCTTGAATACAATTATGGCTATCTTTGTGAATATGTATTTTAAAGCGTTTTAACAAGTCTATTCCTGCATTGACACTATCAGCACCTTTTAAACTTGGTCGTATGTTAAAACCCATTCTACGCAGTTCCTCAATCAATCTTGGCTCTGCACTATCAAAGTAAACTAATTGTCTATCTATTCCAATATCTTTCCATTTGTTTGCAATATCAATAGTTGTCATTTGTGTTTGGTAAATATGTTCTTTTACATAAAGATTGTACCCTTGTTTGTAAACACTTACTAAAGTTGTAGGGTCATTTGTATAACCAGCATCAGCACCATAAGATATGAACTCTGCATCATAAGGTAACGTATCAAATTCGTAATAATTAAAGATAGTAGATTTTGAAATAGATTTTAAACCCAATCCATAAATCTGCCAATAGGTTTCGTCTGTTTCTTTTAGTCTTTCAATCTCTTCTCTTATACTTTCATTTAAAAAAGTATTATCAAGGTATGTAGTTATAAATAGTTCAGCATCATCTCTAGGAATTACTTTGTCATAAATCCAATGGTATTCATCTGACGGATTAAAGTCTAATATGATTTTATCTTCTGTTCTAAATATTAACTGTTGAAAGTCTTCGTAATCTAGTTCGTTTGCTTCGTTTATAAATAGCAAGTTTCTTTTACGACCTCTTACTTTTTGTGGTTGGTCTAAACTTATAAACTCAATAAGATTTCCATTCAACTTGTATTCGTGATTTGATTTGTTATGATTGTCCTCTGAATAAAAACTGTGTAGTTTAAGTATATCTAAAAAGTCACGCATTACAGAAGAACGAACTGCAGGGAATGTTTTTCTACAAACTGTTATCGTCTTTCCAGTATTCTCTAGGCAGTATTTAAAAATAATAAAAAGCAAAATGTTATAAGTCTTTCCAGACCTAGTTCCGCCTTGCTCTATTGTTATTTTTTTATCTGAATGTAGTAAATGTTTAAATACTACGTTAGTGTTTATTTTCAATTATTTCTATTTGAAAGTTTGTAGGCATACCATCTGCTCCAGTTATTTCTTGTCTTTCAATGTAACCTCTTTTCTTTCCTTTTGTTTTTAAATAGAATATCATTTCAGAAGTCTTGCCATCTTTTATGTTTTTAAACAATTGGCTTTCTACAAAATCTAAAGCAATGTTTTCAATGTCTCTTACTTTAGTTGCAAACTCTTCATCTTCTTTTAACCAAGTATAAAACTGTGTTCTGCCTACTCCTGCATTTTTACAAGCAGTAGTTACAACACCTAAAGATTTTTCAAGTGCTTCTATTACTGCTAGTTTATGTTGTTCAGTTTTGTTCATAGTTATTTCCATTCGTTTGTACAATCAATACCATTTCTCTTTATAGTTAAAGTATCATCTAGTTTAATCATTCGCTTTATAATTACATCACAATACTTTGGGTCTAATTCCATTCCGTAGCATTTGCGTTTAAGTTGGTGTGCTGCTACCATTGTTGTTCCACTTCCTAAGAAAACATCTAAAACAGAATTTTCACAAAAATTAGATATTACAAATTCTGCCAAGTCTATTGGAAATGTAGCATTATGTTCTTTTACTTTATTTTTTGTTTGCTTACTAATTTCTAAAACATTTGATATTGTACCTCTAAACTTCTTTGTTCCTATTGCTCTATTCGCTTTATGACTAAAACAATGAATATACTCATATTGAGAATTTAATACATTTTCCGCCATTGCAGGTTGAGCATTTTGTTTTTGCCAAATAATTGTGTCAGCATAAAGAGATTTTAAATCATATAAAAAATCTATTAATGCAGTTTTATTTCCAGACAAACTTTGAATATTCACAAAGCTATAATCAGAAAATAAAAGAGTGTTATTTGTGAAGTCTGTTAATAAATTCAAATATTCGCTTTCGCTTTTATTATCTTCGTCATTTGCATATTTTGACTTCTTATTCATTTTAATCTCTGTCGGTGTTGTACCTGCGTTATATGGTGGACTTGTGAATGAAATTTCTGACTTCTCTCCATTCATTAACTTTGCCACTTCATCTGAATCTGTACTATCTCCACAAAGCAATCTATGTTCACCAATCTCGTATAAATCTCCTAAAACGGTTTCAGCTATTTCTGGAGGTGTTGTATCAAAATCATCTTCTTTAGCCTCTAAAACTTCTTCTTCTTCAAAAGGTAATAAGTCCAATCCCCAATCTTCTAACTGTTGGTTATTCCATTCATTTGCTAAAACATCCCAATCCCATTCTCCAAATCCTACATTGTCTTTTACAATAAATTCTCTTTGTTGTTCTTCTGTTAACTCATCAGCTTTTAATATCCATACTTCTTTTAGTCCAGCTTCTTTACACGCTTTTAAACGCATATTGCCTCCAAGTACAATCATTTCACTATTAACAACTATTGGTCTTAATTTAAGCATCTCTGGAAACTCCTTGATAGATTTTACCAGTTGTTTAAACTTATAATCTTTTATGATACGAGGATTGTTCTCGTTGTTTTTAATTTCTTGTATGTTTACTAATTGCATATTTGTATATAGTTATTTTTTAATTATTTTATTCCTGCGTTTAATTCAGCTTTTAATGATTGTATTTCTTTAACCATTGTTTGATGGTAAGTATATAAAAGTGCAACTACTGATTCTAACTTGTTAATCCTTTCTTCTTGTGTGTATTTTTTTTGTTTCATAGTTCTATATTATTTTCGTTTAGTAATTCAATAAGTTTATCTTTACATTCGTAGTACGCATTAAGGGCATCTTCTGAAGTGCCTTCTGGTGCATACTTGGTTTGTTCTCTTAAAAATTGATTCATTAACCATAGCACGTTATGCATTCTAGAAGCATCAATAAACATTTGATATTCATCTTGTTCTTCTGGTAAATTAAATTTAAAAATTGCTTTCATAACTTATCTAAATCTTTTTTTAAATGTATAACTTAATATAAACGAAATAGATAATAATTATTTTACTTTAAAAATCTACTTCGTCTATACGGTAGTTGTAGGCAATTATGCCCAAATCCATCCACAGTAATTACACTCATTGTCGTTATCTTTGTCTGACGGTTCTATATTATCAGAGCCACATTTAGGGCATAACTGTTCGCCTAAAGCCCCTACAACAATCAATAAACGCAATATTTCTTCTTGCCCTTCTAATGGTGTTTTTCTCTTTTCGTGTATGTCAAAACATACTTGTAATATTTCATTTGCTAAATTCATACTGCGTTTATTTTTTAATTTTATTATAAAAATGTACTAGCAGAATTGGCTCTTCATATATCATATTCAATCCAAATTCTTGGTTTTTATATAATTGGA